TTCTCAGGATGTCATTGGCATCGTTGCAGTTGGACGAGGTGATGATTTGATTTTTATTAACAGGAGTTAATGAATGAACAAGACCAAAGAAATCCTAGCTGCAGTCCTGCTTGGCATCGTTGTAGCCTTCTGGACGTGGCAGTTTGTCGAACACCTAGCGAAGTAAGGAGAAAGCAAATGAAGATCAAGACAAGCGAACTGCAAGGTGCTGCCCTTGATTGGGCGGTGGCCTTAGCAAATGGGCAAGAAGAGTTTTGGACGACAGACAATTACTCAACCAACTGGGCACTGGGCGGTCCAATCATTGAGCGTGAGGAATTTTCCGGTTTGAAGTGTTACGGCAAAGACGAATGGGAGTGCAACAACGGCGACATCTTTTGCGATGGTCCCACGCCACTCATTGCAGCAATGCGGTGTTTTGTGGCATCCCGCCTCGGCGACGAGGTTGAAGTACCGGAGGAACTGAAATGAAAGACACAATCATCTGCGACTTGGACGGAACGCTCGCCAACTGCGAGCATAGGGTGCACTACGTGCGAGACAAGCCAAAGAACTGGGATATGTTCTACGCAGGTATACGCAAGGACGAGATTAACGTGCCGGTGCTGTTTGTTTTGGATGCGTTACTCAATCGAGAGCCGGTGCCCTTCAAGATTATCTTTTGCTCAGGCAGACCCGATCGATGCAGGGAAGACACTGTGTGGTGGCTACGGGAATACTGTGGGTTTGGGAGTGACGACTACATCCTGCTCATGCGTAAGGATGGGGATCATCGCGCCGACTACATCGTCAAGCAGGAGATCCTTGACCAACACATAGACAAAGAGCGGGTGATGTTCGTGCTCGACGACCGGCAGCAAGTGGTCGATATGTGGAGGCGCAATGGGCTTACTTGTTTCCAAGTGGCAGAAGGCAACTTTTAATCTGAGCGAATCAAACCCAAGTTTGATTAACAGGAGTTAATAAATGAGCGATAGGAACTACGAGTATTTCAAGAAGTTATTCGACAAAGTTAAGCCCATCCGTGGGCGTAGTGTTGAAGTGCGACCGATCGGTGAGCGGCGACGTGACTGGGAACAAGTTACCCGGAAAGATTTGGGCGACGGTCAGTTCGCATATTGCGCCACGCTGCACAAGACTGATGTTGTTGAGTATCACCCAAACGGTGATGTAGTTGTGCATATCGGAGGTTGGGCGACGCCGACAACGGCTGAGTTCATCCACATACATAGCCCGTTTAGTTGCTTCAAGCAGAACAATAAGCTGTGGGTGCGCACCAGTAGCAGTTCAACCGAAGAGGATCGGAACAAGTTGTATCCGCTTGGGTCAGAACCTGTGCGGTTCAAGTGGGTAGGATATAACGACTACAAACCCGATGAGACGTTCAAGATCAAGAAACAAGTTGTCAATCGAAAGAAAGCAAAGGCTGCCCGACAACCAGTTGTAGCGTTCTTGGCATGGACCAAAGCATTTCTTACCATGAGTGACGGTTGGGTGATGCACGAGACTCGCAAGCAAGTAGTCGGATGGGACGAACGCGCTAACAAATTCAAATATCCGTTCAGGGGAAGTGATAAGCAAATATACGAGAAGTTGTTAAGTTTGGCTGAACAGCCCGAGCCCGAAGCAGAGTATCTGCATGTGTTGTGTAGTTCGGTGGACGTATTTGGGTACACCGACAGGCGGGTAGCGGAGAGGGTTGAGTCCGCGTTTGAGTGGCAAGGCAGAACCATGACACACAATACTTCGTACTATGACTTCAAGCTAGACTTTGCCAGGGTGAAGCGCCGCATATATGCATGGATTGAGAAGTTCGGCGATATACACGACGTTGTTGAAGTAGATTCAACATCTAAGCCACTGAGCAAAGTGGTTTGAAGGAGGACGTGGACTTAAAAAATGAATCAGAAAGCTTGACATGGGGCTAGCCTTATGTTATAATATGTGTAACAGTGGTAGAGTTACCAACTGTTATGAAGTACGAGAGTGCAGATTTATTAACCGCTGTTAATCAGCGACAACAGGAGAGTGCAACATGGCATCAGTAATCAACTTTGGACACTCGGTGTCCCTCAAAGAGTTTGCCCAAGGCATCGGTGTAGTGGGTAGTAATGTGACCATCATCGGTCAGGGCGAGCCCGGCATCGGTAAGTCTGCGATGCTCAAGGTGTTGCAGAGTCAGTATCCGAGTCACGAGGTAGCGTACATCGACTGTACCTTGCTTGATCTTGGTGACTTCGCTCTGCCGTTTACCGAGACCTACACTGACGAGTTAACAGGTGTTAATAAGCGAGTGACGAAGTTCGCGCCTAACGCTCGGTTCAAGTTTCACACTGGCAAGCCTGTGATCATCATGCTTGACGAGATCGGCAAGGCGATGAAGGCGGTCAAGAATGTGCTCTTGACTCTCATGCTAGAGCAACGGATCGGTGATGAGTATCTTCCGGCGGGGTCGATTGTGTTTGGTACTACCAACTTATTGTCGGATGGCGTTGGTGACATGCTCGAAGCTCATGCGCGTAACCGTGTAGCGTTGGTGACCGTGCGTAAGCCTGACCATGACGAGTGGATTGAATGGGCGATCAGTAACAACATCGCTCCTGAGATTATCGCGTGGGTCAAGCAGTTCCCGCATGCACTGGCAAGTTACACTGACCCTAGCCAGAAGGACAACCCGTACATATTCAACCCGACACGAGCGGGTATGGGTGCTGTTGTTACGCCGCGATCGCTTGAGAAGGCGAGTCACATTGCCAAGCGTAGGGCTGAGTTGGGTGATGCGCTGACCATCAGTCTGCTGACTGGCACTATCGGTGAGAGTGCAAGCCGTGACATGCAAGCGTTCTTCACTGTGGTGGACAAGTTGCCGACATGGGAGCAGATTCTCAACGATCCAAAGAATGCCAAGTTGCCAGATGATGCGGTAGCTCGGTGTATCTTGGTGTTCTCTGCTATCGCTCGGGTGGAGAAAGATTCACTTGCCAAGTGGATGCCTTATCTGCAACGTATGGACAAGGAGTGGCAAGCGTTGTTTGCAACGAGCGTGATGAAGTCACCCGCCAAGCAAGCGTTCTGCGTGATGAACAAAGAGTTCAAAGACTGGGCACTTGCTAACCAGTGGTTGTTCTGAAACACATTAACAGGAGTTAATAAATGGCTAATACACTCAGCGTTGAGCAGCGTATCCAGAAGGATCACGTGTGGCTCATGAAGAACCCCAAGTATTGTCTGTACTCAGGCATCCTGATGCTAGGCAAGACTGTGGTAGACGACGAGACGCCCACTGCGTGTACCAACGGGCGGGATACACAGTACGGTCGGGCGTTTGTTGATAAGTTGTCAGACAAGGAGAGGCGTGCCGTCATCCTGCACGAGAACTTGCACAAGGCGTTCCGTCATACGACTGTGTGGCAACACTTGTACAAGGAGTGGCCGCAGTTGGCGAACATCGCGTGCGATTTTGTGATCAACATTTTGATACACGACAGCGATCCCGCCGGTGTAGATGTCAAGTTACCTGACTCGGCGTTGCTTGACTTCAAGTTCCGTGGTCTTGATGCCGGTGAGATATTCCGCAGACTTAAGAAGGAAGCGGATGACAAAAATTCGATTCATATCAAGACTGTTGGTAATCCCGAGGGTCAAGACGTTCCTATCAGTGATGGTAACGAGATGGGCGGGTTCGATGAGCATGATTGGGAAAGCGCAAAGGATATGACCAACGAAGAGCGTGAGCAGTTAGCACGAGATGTTGATCAGGCGTTGAGACAGGGCGCTATCTTAGCAGGAAAGATGAGCGCAAACGTGCCACGAGAGATCGCCGAACTGACTGAAGCAAAAGTTGATTGGCGTGAAGCGTTGCGTGAGTTCGTGACATCGTTCTGCATGGACAAGGACCAGAGCACTTGGCGCCGACCATCCCGTAGGTGGATTGATCAAGATGTTTATATGCCAAGCTCTGTTGGTGAATCCGTGGGACGCATCGTGCTAGGCATCGATATGTCGGGTTCGATCGGTGCGGAGGAGATCAGTCAGTTCTTGGGTGAGGTTAAGAAGATATGTGAGACTGTCCGACCCGATGGTATCGACTTGTTGTATTGGGACACGCGCATATGTCAGCACGAGAAGTACGAGCAGAATCAGTTGGACAACTTGCTGTCTAGCACTAAACCGCGTGGCGGTGGAGGTACTGACCCGCAGTGCATCGTTGAGCATATCAAGAATCACAAGATCAAAGCCGAGTGCGCCGTTATTCTGACTGACGGATATGTTAGCAGTTGGGGTGATGGTTGGCCGTGCCCTACCCTGTGGGGCATCACGACGGAAGTGGTGGCGGGAATTGGTAAAACCGTACATGTCAATTAATGCAAAAGGTTGGTCCATATCGGAGCACTTTGACAAAGTGCACATGCCCGATAGGTTTGTAGCCGTGGATATAGTGCTTCACTATCCCACATTGATAGGAGACACCAATGAAAGATGTTTAAAGAAGTATGGGCAGATGACCAAAGAAGAAGCTATAGCTATGGCTAAGCTACTTGACGCATCACAAACGTATTAACAGTTGTTAACAAATGGAGTGCAATCATGATTCAGAACAGCGCAATGTTGGTTGACTTGAACATCAGTGTATGGACAGGTCGCAAGATGGACAAGAAGGTCTCTGACGAGATCGACGCCGCCAAGAACACCAAGGCGAAGGGTGGCAACTACCACAAGAAACTTCTTGCCGGTACGCAGAAGCTCGATAATCTGCAAAAGTTGGTTGGCATGATACGGACATGGCACTACGCGCAGACGTTGCCGTGGTCGGACGGCGGTTCACGTTTGTTGCCAATGAAGAACTTCTTTGACTACAAAGCCATACTAAATGACTACGAAGATCAGTTCAACGATGCGGTAAGTAGTTTCTTGGCTGAGTACCCGACACTGGTGAGCGCCGCAGCGTTTCAGTTGGGCGACTTGTTCGATGCTGAAGAGTATCCCGTTGTAGACAAGTTGGAAGGCAAGTTCAAATTTAAGTATGTGTTCTTGCCAGTGCCAGAGGTGGGCGACTTCCGCATCGACGTGAGTGAGGCCGGTAAGGCTGAGTTGCAAGAGCAGTATCAGAAGTTTTACGACGATCGGTTGAACGAAGCCATGAAGGATACGTGGGAGCGGCTGCATGAATGCTTGAAGCATATGAGCGACAAGTTGAGTAACGCTGAAGTTCCACGTGAAACGAAGGAAGGGCTTAACCATACGAAGCTGTTCCGTGACTCGCTGATAACGAATGCAAACGAGTTATGTGAACTGCTCACAAAGCTTAACGTGACAAATGACGTTAAGTTGGAGAAGGCACGACAGGCGTTGGAGGCAGCGATCAATGGCACTCGCGCAGATGACCTGCGCAAAAGTGACGAGTTGCGACTGCAAACCAAAGCCAGGGTTGATGAAATCCTTGGGATGTTTTGATTAACAGGTGTTAATAAAGGAGAGCGCAATGCTGACATTAGACATAAGGGATGACATACATCCCACTATCAAACAACTTTTGACGGACTACCGTCGGGTGCAAGTGAGTCGGTTTCCGGTCATCGTGAGGCAATCCCCACAGGACACCGAGAAGGTAGTTTTTATTGACAGTCGGTTTCCGACCAATACATTTCGCAGAGACGCCTTTGGAGTGATTGCGCAGCTTGGGTTTGACGGCACTACGGACAGAAAAGGTCGTTTGGCAATTGGTTTGTATTCTCGGTTGATTACAAATCAAAAATACAGTCGTCAAAACGTCAACTTCCACATGCACTACACCAGTGATCCGAAGAAGATGCTCGGATTCATGCGTCAGTTTGCGTTGCCGTACACCGCGCCCGAACTTATCAAGGAGATGGATATCCCAGATGATGATCACGAGCGTTGGATAGACGTTCCCAGATCGGAGTTCCGTGAAATTAGTAGCAAAGTACGTGATAGCGTGTTAGCCAAAGAGATCATGTATTTGCAGAGCATAGGTGTTGAGTTTCAGTCTAATGAGTTTAGAGAAATAGCGGCGCGTGGCATTGAGCTACACCAAGAAGCAGCGCGGCGAAAACAAATCCAGAACGTGTTCATGTTAGCGATCATTCAACCTGATCAATCACTGTTAGTAAGTTGGCCGAGGGATAAAGATAGGCCGGTAGGCTCACGGGTGTATGAGCACTTGATTCAAGCGCCTCAGAACATCCAACAACCAATCGCTATGTTGAGGTTGTGTGAGATGGGCACCTTCGTGCCAGAAGTCGGGGTGATGAAAAGTGAAAATACTTTTTGGGTCATGGTAAACCCTAACGAATTTAACTTCTCAAACTCTTGACAAACCTAAGAAAGTTCCATATATTATGGATATGACTTACAGGTACATGGTGATCGCACACGTGTGGAGCAACGGAGACATCGAGTACGTCAACGTGCTTGACAACGTGACGATCAAGACTGATGAACTGGAGGGCGACTACGTCCCCATGTGGTTGAGAGAGCGTGTAGCGATGTTGCGTATGTGCGATGTCAACCGTCAAGAAAAAGGAGAAGGTATCGGGCGTAAATTTACCGAACACATGCTGTACGTCTATCTGACATACGACGAGTACAACGAGTTAATTAACATCATCAAACCCATCAATGAAAGAGAGTGCACAAATGGCTAACGCAAAAACCAAATCTGTGATGCAACAAATTAAGGAGTACATCACAACTCACCCTCAGTTCACTTCTAAAGAAGTTCGTGAAGCGCATCCCAACATACCTCCTAATCAAATTAGCACTGCGCTATGGAAGCTAGTCATGAATAAAACACTGAGTAAAATTGGTGAAGGTCAATACGCTGCTGTATTAACAGATGTTAATAAATCTGAGCTACCAGTACCTGCGCCTACCAAGAAAACAACTAAAAAGAAGAAGCCCAAGCCTTCCGCAAAAAAATCAGTCGTTGTTGCGGCAGATCTGGAACAAGAACTTCAAGAAGCGTCACAACAAGTTATTTTTTGGCGCAAAGAAGCGCAAGACACCAAAAAATTGATGCATGAGTTGCGTAAAGCTGATGAACGTCTCAACGATGCGGTAGCGATCATTCGCTACTTGGAAGAGAAGTTAGTCATAGCTATCCAACACGATGCACGCAATGACAACGCCTGAGTCAAAAGTTAAAAAGCGAGTCGTTGACATACTCAAGTCGCACGGCGCGTATTTCTTTTACCCTGTCACGGGCGGGTATGGGCGCTCAGGCGTGCCTGATATTGTGTGCTGTTGGAAGGGACGGTTCATTGGAATTGAATGTAAAACCAAAGGCAACGTCCCCACACAACTTCAAGTAAAAAATCTCATGCAGATTGTCGAGCAGGGTGGCGTATCTTTACTTGTTGATGAAACAGGTATTGATACGCTTTCTCTGACGTTCGATACATGGGAAGCCCACGGCATACCCGATGCGGGATACCTCTGCGAATTGCTAGAAGACCGTGACAACAAGAGCAAGACCGAGTGACGGCAAGACACGCAAGTTGTTGCGCATCATGCAGGGGAAGTTTGCCATGTCTGTCGTGGACGTGGCTCGCAACCTTAAAACTAGTAAGCGTAACGCTTGGCGTTATATCAGCAAGCTAGAAGCAGAGGGAAAGATATACCTGCGCTATCGACAGCGCCTTAACTATTACTCTTTAAGGAAAGATGATGAAACTGGACAAACTGGCGGTAACTTTAAGGGAAATCAAAAAATCATTTGGTTTAGATATGACTGACCTGCTAATTCTTGACGACGTAGCGCGAGCACAAAAAGCGATAGGCAAAGTAACTATCATGGAACTCGTAGAATCTTGCGAAGCGGCGTCAGAAGCCACGGTTCATGCGCGAATAAAAAAGTTGTGCGACCGAAAGTTTTTGCGCAAAGATTCAGAGCAAAACAACCTGCGCAATAAGCTGTTGAACTTTGGCCCGACATACCAAAAACTTGTTGACGTAATTGGTGCATTATGAGCGACGAGAAATTTTGTGCAGTCAATGTTTTGATTGAGCGAATGAAAACTCATCCCGAAGAGTTCTTTGAAGCAGGAGAAAAACGTGGGCGATGGACGTTCATGTACAAAGAATACTTCAAAGATAGCCTAACCGAGAGCGAGAAAGGTTTGATACACGAAGCCTTAAAGAAGGTGCGGCGACTGGAGTTCGATGCTATGGTATTCAAAGAGTTGTTGCGGGATGAGCAAGAAGCACAAAAATCTACAAGCTACCCGACAACAGAAGGAACCTTAGTATCTGGGGCTCTTGGGAATCTAAATGTGTTCTCAAGTGGTCAAAAGCGCAAATGAAAATCATCACTCTTGACTGGGAAACCTATTACTCCAAGACGCTTGGGTTTAAGACTCACACGACCGAAGAGTACATACGCGATCCTGAGTTTCATGAAATTGGCATCGGTATAGCTGTTGGAGATGAACCCGCGTATTGGTTCAGTGGCACACGGGACGAGATATCACAACATCTACGCCAGTACGATTGGGCAAATTCGTTTGTGTTAGCGCACAACACGCAATTCGATGGGGCTATCCTGTCGTGGCGGTATGGTGTCAATCCTAAAGGTTGGTTGGACACGTTGTGTATGGCGCGTGCGATTCACGGCGTGGATGCAGGAGGCAGTCTTAAAGCGCTAGCTGAGAAATATCAGATTGGAGTCAAGGGTACAGAAGTCGAAGATGCGCTTGGGTTGCGCCGTGTGGACTTCACGCCAGAACATCTTGATCAGTATGGGCGGTATTGCTGTAACGACGTTGATTTGACCCGCACCCTATTTCATAAGTTTATGACATCAGACGATGGGTTCCCCGTAAAGGAACTGAAGGTCATAGACTGTACGTTGCGGATGTTTATTGAGCCAACACTTATATTAAACAAGGACATGTTGGAGTCGCATCTCAATGGAGTCAGAGCAAAGAAGGCGGCGTTGCTTGAAGCGGCTGCAGCAGATAAAGACGTTTTGATGTCCAATGATAAGTTTGCTGAATTACTTATGAGCCTCGGTGTTGAGCCTCCGCGTAAGATATCCGCGAGGACTGGCAAACAGGCATGGGCGTTTGCTAAGACGGACGAGGACTTCAAGAAGTTGGCAGACCATCTTGACCCAAGAGTGCAAGCTTTGGTTGGCGCGAGACTAGGAACTAAAACAACTTTAGAAGAGACTCGCACGGAGCGGTTCATTTCCATCGCTGAACGCGGCCCCCTTCCTGTGCCCATCAAATACTACGCCGCTCACACTGGGCGTTGGGGTGGGGATGACAAAATCAATCTTCAGAACCTGCCGAGCCGTGGGCAAAACGCCGGTAAGTTGAAAAAGGCTATCGAAGCACCGCCGGGGTATGTGGTGATTGATTGCGATTCATCGCAGATTGAAGCGCGCACGGTGGCGTGGCTGGCTGGCCAAACCGATTTGGTAAAGGCGTTTGAAAACGGCGAAGACGTTTACAAGATCATGGCAAGCGCGATCTACGGTAAGCGTGTCGAGGATATTAATAAAGAAGAGCGCTTTGTGGGTAAGACCACGATTCTCGGTGCGGGTTACGGCATGGGAGCTGCCAAGTTCCAAGCCCAACTCAAGACGTTCGGTGTTGATGTGTCATTAGACGAGTGCCAGCGAATCATCAGTGTGTATCGCAATACCTACGACAAGATACCCGCGTTGTGGAGGCAGGGGCAAACCTGCATCGAAGCAATTCTTTCTAACAATGCGTCAACGTATGGAGTAGTGGATGCGGTCGTGTTTGACTCAACACGCAAGGGATTTCAGTTACCCAGTGGACTTTGGCAGCGATATGAAGGATTGCGTAAAGAAGTTGATGCAGAAGGTAAGGCGGAATATGTATACGCTACGCGCAAAGGCCCGAGCCGCATCTATGGCGGTAAGTTGACAGAAAATATTTGTCAGGCAGTTGCACGCTGTGTCATCGCAGAGCAGATGATTAAAATTAACACGCGGTACAAGATCGTGCTTACTGTACATGATGCAGTAGCATGTATCGCTCCCGAGGAAAAGGCCCAAGAGGCCCAAGCCTTTGTGGAAACATGTATGCGTTGGCGTCCTGACTGGGCGCAGACGTTACCCTTAAACTGTGAATCTGGAATTGGGAGGTCTTATGGAGACTGCTAAAAGTTTTGATGAGTCTTTGGTTGATTACGCATATCCGTGCTTGATGGCCGAAAAGTATCTCAAAGAGTTGCACAATGCGGTGCTCAAAGGCAACTACGACGCAGCTATTGAGTTTGGGCTACAAGCGATGGTTGAAGTCAAAATAACTATTAACGCAATTAGACATGAGAAGGAAAAAGCAAATGAACTGGCTAGGACGCAGGATTAATAACATTAAAAACGCATAACGACACATGAATCCCATTGAACAGGAGCGAGAGAGATGCGCACAACTGGTAATAAATGTAATGAACAGGAATCAGGGCGACAAGCTGTTGCGGACAAAGTTAAAAAACCTGCTCGAAAAAATAAGAAAGCCGAAATTGACTGGAACACGTGGTGGCCGTTTACCCGTGCAACTGGAGATGCACTTCGACAATTGAACCGCAGACAGCCAAAACCTAATCCAGTTGCGGGAGTGGAAGAAGCGCCATGGTGAATAAAATGACTAAGCTAGAAGCGTTTACCCAGTACATGAGCCAATTCGCCAGCCATCGTGGCGCGGATATGCAGTGGGTAATGGAGTCGAGTTCTCACGGCAGGATCTTTAGCTACGCTTGGGATGAGGCTACGAAAGCAGAGAGGGAGGCGTGTGCAAAGGTGTGTGATGCTGAAGCTGACGAAATGACTGAGGGCGAGTGGACATCTTGCGCCATTTATCTTGCCGACAACATCAGAGCAAGGGGAGAGAAATGACCCGAGATGACATCACCAGTATGGCGAGGGAGGCCGGGTTTGTTGGAATGGATGGCGACCACGGAGCGCTGCGACGTTTCGCCGCCCTTGTCGCTGCTGCCGAGCGTGAGGCGTGTGCGATGGAGGCAGACTACGAGGCTGCAAGATGGCCGTATTCACCTGAAGCGCGTGAACCGTGTGAAGAAGTTGCAAAAGCCATCCGAGCAAGGGGGAACACATGACCAGAGAAGACATCATCCGCATGGCGCGGGAGGCTGGGTTGCGGCTGGGCTATTCGTTCGCTTGGGAACACCTTGAACGCTTCGCCGCCCTTGTCGCTGCACAGGAGCGTGAGAAGGTTGCTGCATGGATGATCCAGCGCGGCTACGCCACCGGGCATGGCGACACGATGGTGGAGCTGCTTAAGGAACTTGAGTGGCAAATTGCGGAGCGCGTCGCTGCCGAGCGTGAACGCATAGCCGCATGGGTTGCTTCACAACGAAACGATGTCCCGGCTACTGGTTCAGAAATATCCGCAGCAATCCGAGCAAGGGGAGAGAAATGACCAAACTACAACCAGTAGCAATCTCAGACAAGTACAAAGAAGCCGCAGCGGAAATGCTGCATGAAGCCATCGACGAGAACCCAGACACGGCAATCATCCTCTTGTTTTGGAAAGATCGTGGGCAATTCAAGATTAAGACAAGTGCTACACAAGACCGACTGCAACTGATCGGTGCGCTGACTGAAGCACTGCACAAAGTTGTTAATGATGGGTATTCATCATGAGTCTTGACGCAATGAAACAGGCGTTAGCAATGCTTGAAGAGATAGCGGATGAAGTGTTCTCGCCTTACGACAACAAGCTAGGCGATGCAATCCTTGCCCTCCGCGCTGCAATCGAGCAGGCGCAGGAGCCGGTGGCGTTCGATCACGGCATTGGAATCGACCGCTTTAAGGTAGTGCGCGGGGCGTTCTGGTGGCACGTACTTATAGGCGACAGCCCGACAGAACATGGAAAGTTCCGAAGCCGGGTCAGTGCAGAAAAGATGGCTGCGGATTTGTTGCGCGAATTCAGAAACGGCGCGTTCGTTCAACACACCGCCCTGCGCCAATGGCAGGGGCTGACGGATGACGAGAAAAATTCAATGGTCGAGTGGGCACACCCGGACATCATCGATGCGATTGAACTTAAGTTGAGGGAGCGAAACCATGGCTAAACTGCCCTACACCATCACCATCTGCCCGGACGAACCTGATCCGAAGCAGTACACGGCGATGACACCTACGCTTATTAACGCACTGCGGTTTGGCAACGACATGACGATTGACCAGCGCCAATATATTTGGCCCGCGTCAAAGGCGGGAGCAACGCAGATAAACAATCACAAGGATAAGGAGTCTAAGACATGACTCTCAGAGCAGCGGCTCAAATGGCCCGGGATGCCATTTATGAAGGAGAGAGTTACGACTACCTTGCCAATGAAGTATTTGATGCTTTGGAGACTGCCTTAGCTCACTCTCCAAAACCTGTAGCGTGGTATCACCCTGTGTCTAAACGAATCCGATGGAATGGTGATGATCTACCATCGAGTTGGATACCTTTGTATGAAGAGAACTAAATGACAGCAAAAGAGAAATTAACGAGATTTTTGCGAGACCGTAGCACGCCTATGGGTTCAAAGTATCTTGCCGACTACTTCTTGATATCTAAAAGCGCAATTAATCGAGCATTAAGTGAGTTGGAGAAGGAAGGCAAAGCGCGCCGTCAGCTCAAAGGATCTAAGACTTATTGGACGTGGATTCATAAAGAACCTACTCCAGTAGCCATTCCTAAAGAAGTTGTTAAATTATCTAACACCCCCGCGTACAACCGACCAATACAAAATAGCTACCCTCGTGCACGCGGGTATGATGATTAAAACTTGACGAAGGAGAGCAAGTATGACCGAAGACGACAAAAACATGCGCGATCTTGCTGCCATGTTCGCTTTGTGTGGACTTATCATGCGTGGGGAAAAAAGCGAATATCTTTTGGAGATGGCATATGACTACGCCGAGGATTTTATGGACACCCGCGCAAATCGCGGCGGCAAACTTGACGAAGGCATCGCTGCAATCAAACCGAAGAGAAAATATGAGCGCAAATCAACCACTTAAATATATATGGTCGTACTCGTCTATAAATTTGTTTAAGCAATGCCCACAGAAATACTACCGCATCAGGGTTAAAAGAGATGTTGTTGAGCCAGAATCGGACGCCATGCGCTACGGCACGGAGGTGCACAAAGCGGCAGAGGATTACATAAAGAACGGTACACCAGTACCGCCCCAGTTCGCTTTCATGCAAGGCCCACTTGATGTGCTTAAAAACAAATCAGGTGAGAAGTTATGTGAGTACAAGATGGGGCTGACTCGTAGTCTTGAGCCATGCGATTTCTTTGATAAAAACGTTTGGTACAGAGGTATTGCAGATCTTGTTGTACTTAACGAAGATCGTGCATGGGTAGTGGACTACAAAACTGGTAGATCATCTAAATATGCCGACACCAAGCAGTTGGAGTTAATGTCGCTTGCTATCTTCAAACACTTCCCGAAAGTCAAGAAGGTCAAGACTGGTCTGCTGTTTGTGATTGCTAAAGACTTTGTGAAAGCCGATTTCACTCAGTACGACGAAGGCATATTGTGGAGGCCATGGTTTGATGAGACTTACAGGCTTGAAAAAGCCTATAAAACTGATGTGTGGAATCCTCGCCCCAACTTCAGTTGCAGATCTTGGTGCCCGGTTAAAGACTGTGCTCACAACGGCAAAGGAGAATACAGATGAGTACTCCAATAGATATTAAGTTAAGTGATAGCGGAGAAAACTGTGGCGTGTTTCATGATTTGCGATACGCTAACGACAACTACGGTGGCAATCAAAACGAAACAAAGTTTGAAATTAAAAACATATCAGGCAATACAATTCAAGTTCAAATTGCAAATCACACGCAAGACCCTGTAACTAAAAAATGGCAGTACAAATGGCAAGTTATAGACGACTTGGACGGAGTACGGATAAAGATTAGAGGTCAGTGGGAGAACAATGAATTTATTGAAATGTTGCGACTAATACTAGAAACTGAGAAAATAATGCAAATCATCAACCCTTGAGGTGATCATGCCTTACGTCAACAAACCCCGCCCGTACAAAAAAGAGTACGAGCAGTATCAGGGAACACCTGAGCAGATCAAAAAGCGCGCTATGCGCAACGCAGCTCGCGCCAAGCTGGCCAAAGCTGGTAAGGTGAGTAAAGGTGATGGTAAAGATGTTGCTCATGTCAAAGCGATTGACAAGGGGGGCACAAACGGCGATGGGGTGCGAGTCGAGTCCAAGTCAGCTAATCGATCCTTCCGTCGGGACAGCAAAGGTAACCTTGTGTCCGAGACCAGTAAAAAGGAACGCAAGCGGGGTTGACAACCCCGTCGCTGATCGTAAAATGTAGTTGCTGTTGCTAATGCCTGCAAGTAAGGTGTGAGTGTTGCAGGCAAGGGTTCTTCGGTTCCCCTCATGTAACCACACCAGCCGACGGGTGTCCTTCGCACGTGAGTTGGCCGAGTAGCTACCGTAAGTAGCCGCATCCTGAGCGTGAAAACTTCACTCTCGGGATACACGTCATTTGGAGTGAGAGTGCGATGACAAAAGCAGAGTTTGAAGCACTGCTAAAAATAGAAAATTTGAAGCTGCTTATGTGTGATGTGCACTTAGCAGAGCACAAGCATGAGTACAAGATGTTTGCCGCAGATGTCATAACAAAAAATTTTGGTATTGTTACAGAGGGAGTACCGGCAAAAACTCCCGCAGCCGCAGTACAAAAAACAATCGCTAGACACTATAAAAAACATGCAAATAATTGACAACAAAGCGCTACTCCTCAGAGTCAAAGAGCCGGGGCGCATCACGACAGTCATACCAAAAGCCAAACAGATCGGCGACCATGAAGTGTTGGTCAAATGGGGGCTAGAAGAAGCGCAGGTACTAAAAAACTTAAAGCTTAAAAACATACCCTCGCCCATAGACGCGCAGTACGACTGGCCCGGGCTACATAGACCGTTTGCGCACCAACGCACAACAGCATCGTTCTTGACCATGCACCGCAGGGCCTTCTGCTTCAACGAGCAAGGCACTGGCAAAACGTCAAGCGTCATTTGGGCGTCTGACTACTTGATGAACATCGGCAAAATTCGCCGTGTGTTGGTGTTGTGCCCCCTGTCAATCATGTCTTCAGCATGGGAGGCAGACTTATTTAAGTTTGCTATGCACCGCACAGTGGCTATAGCCCACAGCTATTCTAAAGACAAGCGCATCGCTGCAGTTCGCTCTGGCGCTGAGTTTGTTGTCTGTAACTTTGACGGTCTTGAAATCATCAAAGACGAGATCAAGAACAGTAGCTTTGATTTGATCGTGGTTGATGAAGCCAATGCGTACAAGACTGTGACAACAAAACGTTGGAAAACGTTGAACTCCGTTATAAGACCTGACATGTGGGTGTGGATGCTCACCGGCACTCCTGCCTCACAGTCGCCTACGGATGCGTATGGTCTTGCGAGGATCATCAATCCGAACGGTGTGCCCCGCTTTTTTGGTGCGTTCCGTGATCAGGTCATGCACAAGATTACTCAGTTCAAGTGGGTGCCGAAGAAGTCATCAGAAAAGACCGTGCACGAAGCTTTGCAGCCCGCCATACGCTTCACGAAAGAAGAGTGTCTTGACCTACCTGACATGACGTACACCACGCGCGAAGTGCCTCTGACCTCACAGCAACAGAAGTTTTACGATACGCTGAAGAAGCACATGATCGCTACCGCCGCTGGGGAAGAGATCACAACAGTCAACGCTGCCGCAAACTTGAACAAGCTGCTTCAGCTTTCAGCGGGCGCTGTGTACTCGGACACTGGTGAAGTCATATCGTTTGATGCCAAGACCCGTATGACCGCGCTGTTAGAAGTTATTGAGGAAGCCAGCCACAAGGTCATTGTGTTCGCGCCGTTTAGACACGCGATTGAGATCATCGCTGAAGAACTCAAGGTCAACGGGGTGTCGTGCGATGTGATCCACGGTGGTGTACCCGTCAACAAACGTACTCAAATTTTTGCTGATTTTCAGACAAAGAAAGACCCACATGTGCTAGTCATCCAGCCACAAGCTGCAGCGCACGGCGTCACGCTGCATGCTGCCAACGTGGTCGTGTGGTGGGGGCCAATCACGTCAACCGAGACATACCTACAAGCTAACGCACGAGTGCATCGTCCCGGCCAACACAATCCTTGCACGGTTGTTCACATCCAAGGCAGTCCCGTGGAGAAAAAAATCTATGACATGCTGTCTGACAAGGTAGACATCCACACAAGGCTCATCGACCTCTACAAAAATTTTGTGGGACCCACTTGACACTGTTCAGTAGAAGCCTCATAATAGTTCTACCTTTTACAAACGAAGGAGAGTGCAATGACCGAAGTATCAGCAGACCTGTTGGCAAAGGTCTACGTCAAGATACGCGACAAGCGGCGTAAGCTTGAAAAAGATGCCGCAGAGCTGAAAGAGCAAGAGAACACCATCGCTCTTGAGATGCTCGAAATCTGCAAGGCACAAGGTGCGCAGACTATCCGTACTGAGTACGGCACGATCTCACGCCGCGTCAACAAAAATTATTGGACGAGCGACTGGGACTCGTTCTTCAAATTCGTCAAGGAACACGACGCTTTCTCGTTAATGTATCGCCGCATCAACAGCGATAGCATGTCGCAGTTCCTTGAAGAAAACCCCGATGTTCTCCCGCCGGGTCTCAATGCGGATGTCACTCAAACTGTTGTTATCACCAAGCGCTAAGGAGCAATCATGAGCAACGAACTTGCAATGCTGGACACTGGTCTTCCCTCTTACCTCAAAGAGTTGGAACTTGACGACATCACTAAATCGCTCATGGGTGGCGGTAGCAGTGGCGTCAAACGTATCTCCATCAAAGGGGGTGTATGGCGCATGATGATCAACGGCAAAGAAATTGCCAAGAACGAAGATCGTTCGATGAATGTTGTCATCGTAAACGCTGCGCCTAAAGTGTCTCGTTCTTTTTATCAGAAACAATACTCTGAAGGTGGTGAGGTTACCGCGCCTGATTGTTGGTCCGCTGATGGCGAAGTACCTGATGCCAAAGCACACAGCCCCCAGTCAAAGCGTTGCGTGGATTGTCCTCAAAACGTCAAAGGATCAGGACAAGGCGAAACCCGTGCATGTCGCTTTAGTCAACGTTTGGCCGTTGTATTGGCTAACGATATCAAAGGTGATGTGTTTCAATTGACCCTTCCTGCCGGTTCCATCTTTGGTGAAGGCTCCCCCGGCAAGTGGCCACTGCAGACTTACGCCAAAGTAATTGGTAGCAAAGGTATTCCGATCACTACGGTCGTGACTGAAATGCGTTTCGATACTGATAGCGCTACGCCCAAACTTACTTTCAAACCTGTCAAGGTGTTGGAGAAGGCTGAAGCGCTTGTTGCTATCAATCAAGGCAAGACCGACGCCGCGATCAAAGCCATCACCATGACTGTAGCTGAAATGGATGGGGCAAAAGCACCGCCAAAACTAGCTGCGCCCGTTGATCCGCTAGCTGATTTGAAGGGCGAGCCTGAAGACAAACCGCAAAACGCCAAGCCTGAAGTTGTTGATGAGCCTGTGAAGCGCACCGCTAAACAGGAAGGAGCTACCCCCGCAAAGGATCTGTCTAAGATTCTTGCTGAGTGGGATGATGCGTGATGTCCAAAGGCTATTCTGCTCTTACGATTCGTGAAATACAGGAGGCCAACCCGACGCTACTTGGTGTCAAGTTGGCCAAAATCTGTGTTGATCGAAATATCCCTGTCTCCGATGTTGCTGACTTCTTCGGTGTAAGCCGCGTAACTGTGTACTCATGGTTCCGTGGCAAGACGGTGGTATCCGGCAAACACTCAGATAAGATGCACAAGTTGTTAGCAAAATTGGCTTGATGGTTTGGGGGGACTAGGGTCGCTCCCGAAAAGGTGGGTGCCGTCACTACCCTGTCCCAACCCCTTTTGACGGCTAATCGAAGGACGGCTAATGATCACGAGGAAAGAGTTCCTCGCAATGGTTTTACCCTCGTTACAAGAAGGTGAACACTATTGCAGTTGGGGAAACAAAAAGATAAACGGAGACGACCAAGTACGCCAACGGTTTGCTACGTCTATTGACGAGTTAAGTCAGCAAGCCGATGACTTACAAGCGGATGGATACAATGCCTTTTACGCTGTAGCCAAGTTTGGCCCCAAAAAAAGCGGCAGGTTTGCGGTCAACGCTATAGCGCTCAAATCCTTTTTTATTGATTTGGATTGTGGTGAATACAAGCCATACGCTACGCTTGAAGATGGCTTGATTGCGCTTAAGTCGTTCTGTAAAGCTACCAATCTGCCACGTCCGACTATCTTACGTTCTGGTCGTGGAGCGCATGTGTACTGGGTGCTGGAAGAACCAATGCCCAAAAATGATTGGAAGCCACACGCCGAACGTCTCAAAGAGCTGTGCTCTGAGCACAAGTTTAACATTGACTATGCAGTACCGGCGGACGCCGCACGGGTGTTACGGGTCCTAGAAACAAATCATATTAAAGACCCAACAAACCCTATACCGGTTGAAGTGTTGCATCTGGCGCCGCTTGTGCCCAACGCTAGCATCAAAGAACTGTTGGAGCCGACTCAAGACATACTGTCTATGTTGGACAAGTCTGAGTTCAAACGACAACCCGACGCACTCACACTGGCGTTGATGGGATCCAGTGAGTCTAAGTTCAAGACTATATTAATCAAGTCGGTTCAAGGTGAAGGTTGCGCACAGATTGCGCACATCTATGACAATCAAGCTACTCTGGAAGAGCCGTTGTGGAGAGCGGGGTTGTCGATTGCGCAACAGTGCTCCGATCGTGATAAAGCTATACACGCCATATCGAACAAACACCCAGAATACACACCACAAAACACCGAGCGTAAGGCTAGCGAGACCAGAGGTCCATACACTTGCGAGACATTTAAGAAGCTAAACGCCCCGGGCTGCGAAGGCTGCGCTCACAAAATAACATCACCAATTCAATTAGGACGGGAGATTGTTGAGGCTAGCGAAGAAGATAATGTTGTCACTGACATTGAGCCACAGACTAAAGAAGCTAAGACTTATGTCATACCCAAGTATCCATTCCCGTTCTTTCGTGGTAAGGCGGGGGGCATCTTCGTACATACCAAGACCAAAGAGGGTGAAGACATTGACGAAGTTGTTTATCCATACGACTTGTATGTGGTTAAGCGCATGCAAGATCCTGACTTGGGCGAAACGTTGCTCCTCCGTCTGCACTTACCCAAAGATGGTGTCAGAGACTTCTTGATGCCGCTATCGTCAGCGCTGTCCAAAGAAAGATTCATAGGTCTAGTGGCACAGCATGGCGTAACCGTGCTTGGTAAAAAGCAGGACACTCTTATGCACTACGTAGCCAAATGGGTTGAGGAACTGCAATTGACTGGCAAGGCAGAAAAATCACATAAGCAATTTGGTTGGCTAGAAGACAACTCAGCCATCATTGTTGGCGATCGGGAGATCAGAGCAACTGAAATCGCATACAGCCCGCCTAACCAAACGACTTTACCCAACGTCCCCTTTTTCCAGTGCAAAGGTGACTTCCACGTATGGAAAGACACGATCAACACTTACGGACGGGAGGGTATGGAGTACCGGGCGTTTGCCTTCTTCATGGGCTTCGGCACCATGCTAATGAAATTTACCATCCTCGACGGCTTTTTGCTCAACCTCGTCAGCAGGGAGTCAGGATCAGGCAAAACTACAATTTTGCAAGCTATCAACAGTATCTACGGACGCCCCAAAGAGCTATTGTTGTCCCCCAAAGATACTTACAACGTGCGCATGCAGAGGCTTGGCATCATGCAGAACCTTGCGGTCACGATGGACGAGATCACAAACATGCCGCCAGACCAGATGTCTCAACAAGTTTATGACGTTACGTCGGGTCGGGGTAAAAATCGACTAAAACAGCACGATAACGCGGAACGCCTTAATCACACCAAGTTTCAGACTGGCCTGATTACTTCATCTAATCGGTATGTGACTGACGCTTTGCTATCGATTAAAGGTTTTCCTGATGGAGAATTAAAACGGATCATAGATATAAATGTTAAACCTGATGTTCGGGACGACGCCACATGGGCACGGCAACACTTTGGGCGGCTTATGCATAACTACGGTCACGCTATTGAGCCGTATGCTCAAGCATTGGTAGGGCAACTACCCATGGTGCAAAAACTGTTGGCTGATGCCCAACTGCGTGTAGAACGAGCCGCTGAGATCCGTAACGCCGAGCGCTACTGGGCTTTGATGGCTTCTCTCGCCTTGGCGGGGGGCACGATCGCCAAGCATCTTGGCTTGCACGACATCCCAATTAAGCCAGTTTTTGATTACTCCATAGAGTTGATTAAAGAGACTCGTAGCCGTACACGTGAGTATATGTTTGACAATGACGAGTTCTTGGGTGGCTTTTTGCAACGCCACTTTCATGAAATTCTGGTCATCAACGGCAACAAAGATAACCGTACTGGGCTTGATCACGCACCCATCCGTGAGCCACGTGGTGCGCTGACCGCACGCTATGAGCCTGATACAAAGATGTTGTACATAGTAGCGCGCACCTTCCGCGAGGATTGCGCCAAGATAATGGCTAACTTTGAAGAGACTATTGCTCCGTTACGCAAAAACAAAGCGTTGGTAGACATCAAGAAAAAACGTATGACCGCTGGTACTGTAGCTAACACACAAGCGCCTGTGAACGCTCTGTGGTTCGACACGACTAAGTTGGACTTCTTCAACGAGACGGTTTTGCTGGACACCAATGCAAGTAATGGGTCTGCCAGTAGTAATTGAATGGACAAAGTTTCAGCCCGGAACGTCCATGTTCATACCCTGCATCGATCGACGAGGTATGGAGAAGTTCATCACAAGCGAAGCAGCTAGAATGCGGCTAATCGTTGTGTGTAAACAAGTTGTAGAGAACGGTAAATATGGATTGCGTGTTTGGAGGGTTAGTGATACAGTGCCTTTGCACTCTCCTCACTGACTCCTGTTGAGGGTTTAAGCCCCGGCACAACGCTGGGGCTTTTTTTTAATCCTCGTCTTCGTAGAATCTGTTGATGATCTCGGGGCGAAGATCTTTGTCAAAACGCACTCCGGCTATCATTTCTTTTTCTGCCGCATCACGTGCGCGTTGCGAACGACGCAGGGTGTCTTGGGTAATAGCTTTAGCTGGACGAGCGGCATTGAACTGAGCAATCCGGTCCATGGTATCCGAGAGCAGCTCAAAGTCCCCGGCGGTCCTAGCCATGTTGTACCGCGCTAGCAAGTTTTGACGACGCTGCATTATTTCACGTTCAAAACCTTTAGCGGCTTGTGTCTTCTCATATAGACTAGACAAATCAGCGGGAGAGAAGCCCATCATCTGCATCAGGCTGTTGTACGCGCCGATGTCTTCCATGATCGGGTCGCCTTTGATCGTGGTCGCTCCTTCAACCAAATACCGCATACCTTTAGATGCGTTACGGTAAAAGCTAGGCATGATGGTTTCAAGCCCGCGCACAACCTCGCCTTCACCGAACAACTTAATGGCACGCTCAGAGTTGACCGCAATAGACCCAAGAGGACCGAAAGATTGCTGCAACGCAGACAGCACGTAACCATGCTCAGCAATACCGCGTGGATCATCACGGAAGATCAAGTCGGTCGCAATACCCGCACGATTAGCAATCTCAAGGTTCAACACTTTATTGGCAAACCCTTTAAACAAGGTTTCACCAAATACGTCACGCATAAACTCATCAAAATCGAATGGCTCTTCTTCATCCCCAAACAGCGTGTTGATCATGCTGGCCAACACTGATGCCGCCCCGTAAAAAGGCATGCCCTTCATACCAGTGAGCACAGTGGCCATGCCGTATGTGGCAAGCAGTTGACGTTGCGCTGCGGCACGAATTTTTGGATCTTCGCCCTTAAACGCTTGATGAAAAGCGCGGGCCATAACGTAAGCGCTGTTCCAAATAAACGACTTGAACGTAAAGAACATGCGCCCCAATGGAGTCTGCATCCACTTAGGTCCTGTGACCGCCATACCAGACGTATGAACATCTTTCACAGTATTGAGAGCTTGCTGTATAGCTCTGTCTTCTGACATGCCAGACTGCTTGGCTAGATCGTAAGCGGCGATAGCGGTCACTGCACGGTTGTATTTTTCTGCAGCCGACATGGGAATGGACAGCCCATCGAGTATGCGCCCCTTCAGCCCGACGAACTCATTTGTACTTTGACGACGACCTTCCAACACCTCCCGCGCCATCGTATGCTCAAGCTGGGCGTGGTCCATCAGTGTTTCGTACAAGTTCTTATATTTGCCCTTACTCCAATCATTCATGGCGGTTCTGCCCGCAGCCGTCATAGCAGCCGTAGCATTTGCCCAACCATGCGATCCCACTAGCTTTGGCCACACCATCATGGGAAGTGATGTGATGTTAATCAGTGCAGACGAGATGTTGCCTGCGATGAACTCAAAGTAGCTAAGCGCTGTAGACGTGTGCACAAACGCACTGTACGTCGGGTTGTGGAAGAAGGATGACTGATCAGTGATGTTTTGAGCCGCAGCGACAAGCGTTGGGTCACCGTCTTTTTGCGCTTCTTCTTGTATATTACGTACGGCACGATCGATCTGAGGTATGTACTCCGAGTTGGAAAGCTTACGTGCGTAGCGGATCATTAGATCGCCATAACCACGAACGATGTCACGCTCCATACCAGCCGTGTTTTTTGACTTCATGAATTGCTTCATCAGCGATTCAGCAGGGAACGTGGCTAAATACGCTTGATACACTCCATCAACCTGCGCATCAGATGCGCCTTGTCGTTTTAATCCGTTGATGATTTCATAAATAAAATGAGTGGGTGGCAGACTGTCCCCCGCGAACCGCATGTCTTCGATATTTTGGAACAGGCGATGTTTCCTGTTTTTAAGCATTGAGTCAACGAATTGTTGACGCTCACGGAAAGACTGAAACGAAGTTACTGCGCGCTCTTTAGTTTGTGGGTCCTCGTACTCCACGAAGAAGTTACCTTGCCGCAAGAACGGCACATATCCGACTAGTGGTTTACGGGTTTGAAATTCTTGCGCTAAACGGGTCGCTAATGACGGAGATACGCTGTTTGCAGCTTGCTCAAGGATGTTCATGTACTGGAAAAACGACGCATCGTAGTCTTTGCGGATAGTGCGGTACACATCTTGAACATCTTTTGGCAACGAAGCGAACTGATTTTTTAAACGACTGTATTCAGCTTGTTGTGCGGCGCTTGGCTGAAATTTAGGATCAAGGATATCTACACCAGCAATACGAGCGTCGATAGCGATGTCGTTCAAACGCTTCATAGCAGGAGCGTTTTCTTTTTGCACCTTCACCATTTGCTTGTACTTGGTGTTGGCATCTTTAATCTTGCGCTCCTGCATACCAGTACGCTTCTCAAGCGCATCAAGCAAAGTTTGAATGGACGGCAACTTATCGCCGTACATATCGCGCAAGTTATCCAAACGCAGAAGACCAAACGCCATCCGCTTAAATCCACCACCCTCAGACAAATTGGAGTAGATATTTTTAGCGCCTTCCAGCGTTTGTTTAGTCATGGCTGGCATAGCCTGACCAATTTGAGCTATCGCCGGGAAATTACCCATCCCCAAGAACATCTTCTGCGCAGCGGTAGCTTCGACATCACCGGTCAAATCCAAAGCTTTATCGATAAAGTTTAAGCCAGTGTCAAACGCTGAAGACTTAGGCACAAACCCAAAGAACTCCGCAACTTTGCGTAGGATGTGCCTAAACATGTTCTCGCTGCGTGGAGTCTTAATGGACTTCAATACAGCTTGAAAACTGGGGTTACCCACTAGTTCGGCGGCAAACTCCTGCAAGTTCTGTGCGCCATAAGCAGCGCCGAGACGATCTTGGATTTGGATAAAGAACTTTTGGAAGTCTTTAGACAACGGATGATTTGGACTGGCCAACACGTTAGAGATAGCAGCGTGTATGGCTTCATGAATAAACGCGTGTGCGTTCATCCCGTTAGTTGGATCAAGCGTGATCGTGTTAGTAGCAGGGTCGTAGGAACCGGCTTTACCGTCTTCCACGGGGGCAACGACAACATTGACCTTGAGGTTCAACGAGCGCAGCTTGCGCAGCACCTGCTTGATGGCCGGGTCTTTGATCTGATCAAGAACACTGCGCAACAGGCCGTTAAAATCACCAGCTCGTGCCAAAGCAGCATCGGCCTGATTGAACGTCGGGCCTACGTAGCTGGGCAAGAACAGCCGTTTACCTGTTTGTGAAAAGAACTTTGTATTAAAGTCATCCGCCAGTACATCTAACTCTTGTTCACTCAGTCCTGTAGGTTTAGCCAGACGAACAACCCGTTCATCTTGTTGCGCTTGTGGGGTAGTCTCTTTGATGCGACGGATTGTTTCATTTACCTGTTCGTCAAATTGACGCAACCCCATACGATTGAGTTCTGACAGCACAGCGGTTTGTTGTGCTATAGGCAAGCCACGTAAACGATTGAACATTTCAGTGGCATCAGGACTCGACGCACTGATAGCCTCTTCAATCTGCGCCATTTGCTGACGATTCTTGGCTTCTTGTGGTGTACCAAGTGACTGACTCAACATACTTTCAGAGTCGCGGTACTGGGCAATCAGCATTGGCAAGCGTAAGAAGTTATGTATTTCTGAGCCGCGATAATCTTCTGACGGTAGGTATTTGTCCTTTATACCCGCATCGCGTCCTTTTTCGCGCAAACGAGATACAAGCAGGTCATTGACGTTTTGATCAACTTCATTAATAAACTTAGCTTGCTCTTTAACCGATTCTGCAGCGCCTGCTTCAGCTTTAGCAATATCTTTTTTAGCGCGTTTGCCCGGTTTGGGAGGAGCTTTTGTTTCGGTACTAGGGATTGTTTGTGGTGGTTTAGCGGGAGATGTTGGTGCAGGGCGATTTGTGAGATCGCTATAAACCGTCAATAGTTCGGTCAGCGCATTATCATTTTTAAGGCCAAGCAATTTGGCAATTGCTTCAACAAATTTATCCCATACAGTTGTGTTCTGATACTGAATACGAGACAACAAATATTGAAAGTCCGGGTTAGCTAAACCCTCAGAAATAAACTCTTGTACATTAGTAACACCGTAAGGAACGCGAAAGTAATCATTAACCCGCGCCCGTTCATCAACAACTTTTTTAACGTGCTGATATAAAGTATTGAGTCGTTGAACCGCAGGTTTTTGTTCCTCAGTAGGGTTAGCGACCGCTTGTAAAACTTGAGCGTGCACGATTTCATGCGCTAGTACTGCTTCATTTTTAGCGTTGTACTCGGGTACATGAATCGTGTTGGTTTCTGGGTTGTAAGCTCCCGCCACGCCTTGTTGAATCACTGATGCGGTAGAAGTTAAGCGTAATTTATCTTCACCAATTTCTTTAGTTGTGCGCTCAAACGCATTCAGCAATGCATTGAAATCTTCTTTGGTATCTAGTTTAGGTTTGCCGGGTAACCCGAGCGGGCTAAACATGCTGTTATTATTTTCAGCAATTCGGCTTAGCCGCAAAGGTGTATCTAATTCTTGTCCTTCTTGAATTGCGGGAATAGGCGCATAGTAAATTTCAAAAGGAAGGAGCGCCCGGTCGGGTAACTTATTAACTTCAGGGGCAAGCTCACGTAGCTTGCTAAGCGCAGCCAGATGCATTTTAGCGCCGTCAATCGACATCTGGTCTATAAAAACATTACGCGCTTCGTAAGTTTCTCCGGCAGCTTCATCAATCTGAATTTTAGTATCTAAATTTTTAGCACGTCGGGCGACTTCGGCAACAGTGGCGTTTTTGCTCTTCTCTAGCGCATCAAGTACTCCGGGGAAATCTCCTTTAACTGCTGCTTTTTGCGCAGGTAAATTTTTACGCCCCTGAAGCATACCGGGGTATGGCTGAACCGCGCCAAGAGCTTTTCCAAATTGAATACGCTGCTGTCGTTCAGTCAGTGCAGCGGGCTGCTGTTCTTCTCTTCCAATAACGTCTGTAGCAGCCGGTGCAGAAGGTACCACTCCGCTTGGTTTAAGTTGTTCAGAATCTCCGGGGGCGGCTCCAACACTGGGCTCGCCAGCCACTTCAGTGCTTGTTCCACTTGGTTGTTTGATAGTTCCTGTAACATCTGGCGCTCCTTGAAATTCGGGACGCTTCAAAAAGGATTCAATTTTTTCAGCAGCCCCAGTAGCGGGTTTGCCCGACGCATATGCTTCCAATACACGGCGAACTTCTGCAGCGTCTTGAGGATTTGAAATATCTTTGCCAGCCAGCGGGCCATCCGACTTTAATATGCGAGCAGTTGGCCCAATACCAAACAATCTCCCAAACGATTTTAAATCGTCAATCTTGGTGATGTTCTCAAGCGAAAGCGCAGGCGGGGCTTGTGGTGCAGGCGTGGGAGTTGGTGTAGGTTGAACTGCTGGCGGTGATTCAAACAAATCTCCTTGACCAGACGCTTGCGCCGCAGCCCGTTGCGCGGCTACTTGTTCTTGATACGCCTTGATTGACGCTTCATCAAAACCGGGCAACTCCAATTGCTTAGCGGATAAAAACTTTTTAAGTTTTGCTTGAGCTTCTTTGAGTTCTGCGGCTTGACGTTGTGCTTCTTGTCGAGCGCGATTAGCTTCAGCTACAGCGGCTTTCTTCTCATCGCGGGCAGCTTGCTTAGCCACAGCGGGTGTTAATTCGCCTTCAGCCGTGAACATCTCACGCTGAACTTGCCCGCCCTTCGGTTCTTTGCCAAGCTTTTCGGGTTTAGGTGGAGTATAAAGTTCTGTAGCAGGCCCCAGTTCAAATCCGGGTAGCTGCATTTGTGGTTGTTGTGCGGCAAGCTCATCGATTGCTGCAGATTGACGGCGAACTTCCGCTGCTAGCTGACGCTGCCCACGACGCTCTAAAGCATCGGCATAATCTGCACGGCGCTGGGCCGCATTTTGAGCGGCTTCGGCTACGCCCCCCACACCACCAAACACACCACCCGCCACAGCGCCACGAACGGCGCTCTCCATGATGCGGTCCCACTCTTTACTTTCAAAAATCTGAGGGTTATCTCCCACAAATTTTTCGGCGGCGATGCTAATAGCTTCTTGAGCGCCTTCAGTCAGACCTTCTATGGGAACTCCTCTGAGCGCGTTGGCTGTAACAGAGCGTAGCAGCCCCCTGTCCATCCCAGATTTTTCTAGCACTTTCTCCACAATACCCATCTTGACCGGGCCCGACAGTTGTCTAGCCAATGCAGCGGGAAGGATGGAGTCAAGCGCGGCTGAGCCAGCCCCAAAAATAGCCGCAGCTCCGGGCGCAAGTTGCCCAGTCTCTCTGTAAATATTTTGAAAAACCTCGGGGGCGTTCTGTGCGTAAGAACCGAGAAAGGTACCCGCGCCAACAGCGGCGGATCTGCCAAACGCGCCAACCCCAAGACGAGTAGCCAAAGCACCCGCACCAGCACCGGGAATGAGTGCCGTAGCGATATTAGGTACTTGCTCGCCAACTGTTTCAGCGGCGAATTTTAGTGCATCCCCAATACCTTCAACGTCTCTATACGATTCAAATACAGGTGGGGCAGCGACCGTCCGTTCTTGACGTTTTTTAGCCGCCTCTTCTAGTTGCTGCTTAGCGTACTCGTCAAACCCAAGCGCCGACGCCGCCATAGCGGGTATAACATCTGTGACTGTAGACGCAAGTTCACCAGCGCCACGTCTGACGCCACGTCCAAAAGTTTCTATAACACCGGGTCCGTATTCTCTTTGCAGTCGTCGAATGTTTTGTGTATCGATTTGTTGTTGGACAAACCCAAAAAGATCGGCTTCTTTTGCGTTCTCTGGACCCTCTACTTTGTAGATTTTTCCATCCGGTGCTTGGACGTTGTAGATTGGCATTGGGTTACCCCACGATTAAGGTACTAGTTTAAAGCCAGCAAACGGATCTGTTCCAGTTGCTCCAGTTGCACTAGGGGGTGCGCCGTAAATTCGCTCGTAGACTTTTTGTTCAAATAATTGATTAACTTTTTGGTCAAAAGTTTTATCGGCACCGGGGGCGGGCACTTTGGAGAGACCCAAAGATTTAGCCAATTCATTACGCACCGCAATTGGATCTACTTGTTTTTCAGCTTCCAACCGCAACCGCGATTCTTGATACGGAGTAAGTTTATCTTTACCGGCTGCTGTTAAGGCAGCTGCTAGAAGTGAATACCTACCACCAACATCTTGTCCTGCAAGCCCATACTGTCCAGCTAGTTCTTTACCTGCAAGTCCATATTCCCCAGCGACCTGTTGCCCTGCAAGCCCATACAGTCCAGTAAGATTGGTTCTGTAGATATCCGCTTGTGTAGTGAAGTTGGTTTTAGCCATATCATATGCTTGAGCACGGTCAACACCTAGCGCCTTTTGCAATGCATCTCCAACATAACGATCGCGCAAATCTCCGCGATCACGCGACTGCTCAATCCTAGCAAGTGCTTTGTCGCGGTCCCCAAGAGCTTCGGCACGGCGAGCCTGCTCAATAAGCGCCAGCTCTTTACGGTTTTCTTTATCCGCTTTTCTAATATCCTTCATGGCAGCTTGATAATCTTCAGCACCAACCATAGCGCCCTTACCAATGTTTTCAAGGCCGTGCCGTGAAGTACCTGCCATCATGGCTAGTCCAGCCTTAAATAGCGACATGTGTTTGGCTTCGTCTTTATCCGCGCCAAGGCGTTTGGCTTCTGATTCCAAAGTTTTCTTATATTCATCAAAAGCTTGACCTTTGATCCCTTTATTAGCCTCGGCAATAGCAGCGTCTGCGGCTTGATCACGGGCGGCAGCTCGTTCAAGGTACCCACTAGCGCCTTCGTACCCACCCAACAGCTCCATTGTTTGTGCGGTCATACTTTTACCGCTTGGAGGAACAAATGGCTGTACATCCCCACCGGTAACCGTGGGGATAGAAATAGACCCGCGACCGCTGATGCGCTCCATAGGAGACTTTGTAAGATCTAAGCCTAAACCTTTCGCTAACTGAGAGATCCCTCCGCCTAACGTAGCAGAAGCAGGAGCAGAGGCAGGAGCAGGAGCTGAATCACGACCAACGCTGGGGGCATCGCTTGCACTGGGCATACCACCAAAACCTGCAGTTGGATCTCCAGAAGGTGTTGACTGACGCGTTAAAAATTCCGCATACGTAATCGGTTTGCCAGTCACCGGATCAATACGCACATCACCCCTTAATTGTGTCGGGCGTACTCTCGGAAACGCTGCGTGACCTCCAGAAATACCGTAGAACTGTTGCATCTCTGCTCGCACACGATTGGGGTCAACCCCCTCAGCACCTATGTACGGTTTTAAGTCTTCCCAACGAGTCACACCGCCATACTGATACCGCTTCACTTCTCCACCATCATCAAACGCTACGATACCGCCTGCGGCCATTTGTGTTGGTAAGTTTGTAGGTAGTGCCTCAAGGCCACGAGCTTCGTCCATGACCTGTTGAGCAACGGGAGGCTTTTGTTGCGCAGGCGGCTGCTGCATTGTTTGTGCTACCTGCGCTTGTTTTTGTTCTTGAATTTTAGACTGAATAATTGGAATGGCAATGTAAGCGGGTATGACACCGCTTTGCATCGCTTGTTGGAGTTGCTGAATGGAGTATTTGCCGGGGTCGGCCAAAACCTTTTGGGCGATGCTCATGGTTATGCTCCTTCCAACACCCGGCGCAGGGCTAATTCTTCAATACCAACGCCTTTAATTTCGCCACCTTTTTTACGACCAGTAGCCAAACCATACGCCCCGGCACCCGCCACACCCAGACCAGCCAACTGAGAAGTAATTGACGGAGCTGCTTGGTATGACTGAGTTGAAACTGTTTGGAGAGGTAACCCACGCAACATGGCATTCATGAACGCCAGTTGCTGTTGCGGATATTGTTGAGTGGTAGCGTAGTTTTGGATCATCTGATTGATGAGTTGCTGCTTTTGCTGCTGTTGTTGAGCACCGGTCTGCGCTTGCAACCCAAGAATGCCCTGCTGAGCGCCAAGTTGTTGACCACCAATACTCGCTAACTGCCCGGCGCCTTGCAGACCTGTTTGTGCTCCCTGCAATCCCAAACCTGCGCCAAATTGACGGGATTGTTCTGCAGCCTGCTGCCCAGCTAGGCCGTACTGTGCGCGTTGTTGGGCAGCGGTCATTTGTTGGCCGTACCCAAATTGACGGGATTGTTCTGCAGCCTGCTGAGCCGCTTGCATCGCTTGTTGGTTGGCTAGTTGCGCCTGAAGATTTTGACCAGCCCCCAGTTGTTGAATACCTAATTGTGCGGCCAAGTTTTGTTGGCCCACAGTGAGCCCAGCCTGTTGATTAGCCAACGCAGCCTGCATAGCTTGTTGCGCATTCATACCAGCGGCTTGCAATTGTGCGGCTTGGTTTTGCACGTTAGCTTGCTGTTGACTGCTAAGGTTAGCCAGCGCTGTTTGCAGACCGGTCTGCGTACCAAGTTGTTGTACGCCCAACTGTGCCGCAAGATTTTGACTCCCCGCAGTAATACCAGCTTGTTGGTTGGCTAGCGCTGCCTGCAGACGCGCTTGCTGCTCAGCGTTAAATTGTTGCTGAGCTTGTTGGAAAGCGGCTTGAGAACCCGTGGCTTGGATTTGACCCAACTGTGTAGCCAAATTACGTTGGCGCTCAGCTTCCTGCAACCCATAACGCGACCCACCAAAAGCCCCAGCTTGTGTAGCCTGACCGGCTTGTTGAGTACCTAAAATGTCTGATTGCCGCTTAGCTTCTTGCTGCTGAACGTTAACCACGTTCTGCATGTACGGCGACATGTAAGACTCAGGAGTTCCGGGCTGTAAAAACGACTGCGTGCCGACCCGTTCTGGGCCAGCCATTTGAAACTCTCGCAGTTGAGGGTTGAACCCAGTCTGCGCAGCTTGCATTTGCGCAGCATCCATACCCGGAGCGCCAACACGCTCAGCCGGACCCATTTGATATTGTTGCAACTCCGGGGCTTGGGCTTGCACCATGGAAAACTGGCCGGGTTGATATGCGCCGGGAGCTTGAAACTGATTACCAAAATATCCGGGCCGATACTGACCAGCGTTAAGCGCAGCTTGAGTACCCGCCATCGCGGCTTCAGTTGCTGCACCATATTGCCCGGGCATCGTCAACCCGGCAATACCTTGTTGAGCGGCTCTTTGGAGTGGCGTGAAATCAGCAACAGCTCTCTCCGCAGCTTGTTGTTCTGCGGCTCCCATACCAGAACCACCAAGACCAAAAGGTGTGTAACCCTTTACTCCGGTAATTTGAGTAGTTGCTTGCCCGGTTGTTGGATCAGTAACTTGCTTAGTATTAAAGAGCTGCTGCTGAGTCGCGCCCAGCATAGTCTCAACATACGGACGCGCGTATTCCGGTATGTTAGTTTGCGTTACCGTTGATTGTGTGGGTCCGCCACCACCGCCGCCGCCACCATCCATGTTGGCCTCCGGTTAAAGTTTAATTCGCATAACCTGATGAGTATTTTCCATACCCATCTTTTTGTACATGTCTACAAGAGTGCCTTGAGCCCAGCATTGAGCAGTTGTAGCACCCATGTTACGCATCCACGCCTTTGCTTCTTCAAAAACGTAGTCTCTGACAATCCCTTTGCCACCCATAAGGTTGACGTGAGCAACTCGCTGCCGGGGATAATCAATCAATTCAACCGTGCAGGCCCCGGTAATACCTTGTTCTGGTTCATCCCAGACTAAAAGATATGTTCTGCCAGTGCGGATTGAGTATTCAACTTGATCGATCGTAATTGCTGAAGGGTCGATGTCAATTGCTTTCTGAAGCATTGGGGCAACAATACCCCATACTTGAGGAAGTATGTTTGGAGGAACGTAGTGAAGTGGCATATTTACGCGGGTAAATATTTAGCTGAGTTGGTGTTCTTAGCCATTTTACCTTTGCCCGTAGTCTTAGAACGAGCTGATTGAACTCGATCCATCATTTTGTAGAGTTCACGTGCACCGGCATCAGTTGACCCGTTACCAATCTCCGAAACAATCCTAGCGGGCACCACAAATTCACCGTCGGCGAGTCGAGCGGGTTGCCGTCCACTAATAGTTGCTGGGATTGAGTCCGACACACCATCTCCGGGGCCTCGTAACAAACGACCACCATCAGAATATCCACCAAGGCTGGCAATCCCACCTTCAGCTAAACGCTCTTGGCCAGTATAAGGATCTATCTGTGTATCTTGAGGACCAGTTACTACACTTTGCGAAATAGGTTGTTGAAAAGGCACCGCATATGCGCCTTTTGTGATGTCTGCCATTGGGAAACCCGTGTTAGCGCCAATAGCATTTGCATCAGACATCGTTTGAACTGGGCCACCGTCAGCATAAGGACGATATGTGTACGGCTCATATTGACTAGGATCGTAACGAAATTTAGACAATGGGCCAGAATATTTTTCTTCTGGAGGCACACCGTATTTATTACGATCAGATAGCATCCCCAAAAGACCTATTCCGGCAGTTCCTGCAAGAACTTTGCCGCCAAGAGTCTCAGGGATTAAGGAAGATATCCCAGTGCGCGCAGCGCTAGCTCCCATATCGGTAGGAAGCGCCGCAACGCCACCATACATAGACGCTTCTGGGCCAAGTGCCGCTAAATTAGAAGCTCCCGCACCGGCAGCCCCCGCACCACCAAACAAAGCGCCACCAGCACCGCCAGTAAGACCGCCAAGAAGTGCGCCCTTAAGAGGATCACTACCGGTGGCTAAAGATGTGCCACCACCCAATGCCGCGCCAATTAGTGCGGCTTCACCGATCCCACCACCAGCCATGGCGACCTCCTATAAATGCGCTAAATCTTATCACGTTGTTGGTAATTTGGACACAAATGAAGCGGTCAAAATGATCGCCGGAGAAACAGGATGCGTAGGAGTTACCCCAGCAGGATACGTAGCGACTACAGTGTTGCCTGTATTTGAAGTCCAAACAACTTGGATATAGTCAGTTGGCGCTATGTCTATATAGAAATTTAACGCCAAAATTGAAGCACCGGGATCCCCACCATGTTTAGCGTTGACCTGCTCAATACTAGCGGAAGCCGGAATATCAGTGCCATTTTTTCTAAACCACAGGGTTACATTATCGTCTGTTGTGGTGAAATTTAATAGCTGCACGCTAATCTGAATGTTGTACAACCCCTCTATAGTGAAATATATTTTTGAGTAATCGGCGCTAGTTGTATATACACCATTACTATAATCAGTATTATTAAACAGCACCTGACCTATAGTCGTGGAAGAACCTGTCCCTTGGACTTCAGCTATCGCTGCTCCGGCAGTATGAGCCAAATTAGTCGTACCCAAAACACCCCGAGTAATTCCAGTAAATGTCGTTGAAGTTTTGCCGGAATAGCTAATAATTTCGCCGCCAATTAAAAACCAACCGGATGAAGGAAACCCGTCGGTAGAAGCAACGCTAACCGGAGTGGTAGAAACATTTGATATGTTTGCGGACAGGGTAGTTACCCCATCTTGATGAAAGGCGCCATAAGGAAATGATAAAAACGCCCCACCAGTATCTGAAGTAAGAATTGCTTTAAATACCGCGTCAATTTGATTAAAGTACAGCCTCAAAACATTGCTGTACTGCTCCATAAATCGATGATCCCATTCTACTGTAGCCGCAGGTAAACGCGGCGCTACCGTTGGGAAAAGATTAATAAGATATTTTGCAGAAGTAGCCATTAGCGTCTGCCGTCAGCACGGACATCAAGTCGAGGAGAACCCAACTGCCATGACACACCAAGATCTGCAGAACTTATTTGAAACGCCATTTGCCGTCCTCGAATACGTACATACGCATACTGCGTAAATTGCTGAACGCTGTACGTCCGCTGCGTGGCATAATTTTGCGTGCTAATTACATCTGGGTTATTTGCGGTGCCGTAGTTTGAACCGGGATTTTGTCGGGGTAATACCGTGAAATTCACGGTTGGATTATTAACCGTTGACCCATCAAAAGTCACGTCAGGGATCACACGCCAAACCATTCCAAAGTTGTGCCCGTCCCCGATATCAAAATCAGAAGAACGAACGTAAGCATAAATGGGGCTAGCCGGATTTGTTGTACCGTCATCATTACCCTGTTCGTGGTAAACCAAGGAGTGCCCATAAGTCGTTGCCATGGGCGAAGCCCGCAATGGGCTATCTAACCATGCGGTACGTGCAAGAGAGCCATAAGCCCAAGTACGCTCAAGGTGATTATATATAACGTATTTGTCTACGGTATTACTATTTGCCGAGCAATAAAACCACCAAACTTCATTGTACCCTTCGTTGGTACCACCGAAAAATTGGAAGCTTTGCGTTAAATTAATATCATCAAAAACATACTGTCTTAAGGAACAAGGCAGCGTCTCTACTCGGCCCGAATACATATAAAACTTATCAGTACCCATCCAATAAGTAATATTATTGACCGTAACGGGGACATTTGGACCAGCAATTGAAATATTGTCGCCCATGATCTGAAAACCCCATACATACGGAGCGCCCAGAAATTGCATGGAATAAATTGCAGCATCAGTCCAAATAAGAATTTCTTGCCGGGTTTGTGACGCGGTTATGATTTGGGAACCAGAACTAAGTTTGTAATTACCGGCTTGGTTTGTTATAGCGGGTGTCCATACGGAGTATGATTCTTGATCTGACCAACGAACTTGCATAGGGTCTAAATCAATAGTGGCATAAACACCAGTCGGGTCATTGCAGCCAAAAGCTATTACAAACCTTGACGAATCAGAAACTAATACTTGATTAACTACTGTAGGACATGTGGCATCTACCGTCACTGTCGTGGTGCCTACGCCCGTAACATAATTTTTTTGGGTAATGCTCGCCGAGGGACCAAGGTATTGCGCTCGATTAAATGTGGTTGGAGTGGGGTTAACCGTCCAAATATACATCGACCCACCACGCGGATTAATAATTAAGTTTTCACCAAAATTATGTTCGCTCCACGTGCGTAGCTGAATACCAATTCCAAGGCCCGAAGATGCGGGCGATCCCCATCCAGTACTAGCATACCCAGTGGTAACACCGCTCCAACCTCCGGCACCCCAACCCACACCGACGGTATAAATGTCCGAACCCGTATTTATTTGATATGTAAAAGTTGCAGCGCCTGTTGTACCAGAAGAAGTTGCAGCGGTACTTACAACAATCGTATACGCGTTGTTACTTATGATACTGACGATCTGAAATTCGCGGTTTAGATCCGCCGCAGGGATGCCGTTAATTGGCCCAGCTACACCAGAAATGGTAACAAAATCACCAACTAACGCGCCATGCGCATTATCATTAACTTGAACCGTTGTGGTGCCGTTGGTTGTAAACGCGTTAGCCGCAACTGCGCTTGTTTTTCTAATTGGCGTAACGTCATAAAAATTACCACCAGCGGTATTTTGTATATAGTATTTTAGATTGGTACCAAGGCCCAGCAAGTTATACCCAGCCAAGTTTAGCCAATTCCACATGGAACGACATATGCCCCAAAAACTACCAGTCGCGGGTTGAGCCGAAGTCCCAGTGTTGTATTGCGCCCCAGTATCTTTAGTCCAACCACCAATTTTTTCGGGATAACCCGAACGAAAGCGCACTTTGTCGGACGCAAACCAACCGCCTTCATTGGCCAGCGTGGTGCCTTCACGGTTAACGCCGGGACGAAACTGAAGTTTTTGAAGCGGCATGACCTTATCCTCTTAGATACAGCGCGCGCTCATCTTGACGTCGTAGCACAAGTCCTTTCAACACTTTACCCCCAGCAAGGTTCCACTTCAAGAACTCGTCGGCAGCCCCCTCAATATCCCCCCGGTTGTGCTTCATCCTGAGCGTACTGTTCTGGAGGTTGCCTAGACCAACATTGAAAGCAAACGAAGCGAGTGCCATATGGCGATCCCGAGTAAGGTTGTCAGGACACATTCGGGCCACGCCGCCAACAAATCGCTGCAAATCCGCTTCAAGAATCCCATCGACTTCCTCGTCACTTAGTTTCCGGTCCCAACCGGCAGGTATGGGGAGGCTAGATCGTTGGTCAAGCGGTACGCGCAGATGAGCAGGATCGATGACATGACCAACACCGACAGTCCACAGTAGCGCAGGGCAACGATAGGGAGCATACCGTACTCCTTCATGGTGCTTGAGCATCTGAATCAGCTCTTTCATTTCTTGCTGAAAGCCTGAGAACCGAACCAGAAACTGATAACCGACGCCCAAATGATCTGGGTGTCCGCATCCCACAAAACCTCAATTACCGCACTGAACTCAGCCCCGGTGTGCCATGCGTAAGCTGCCCCAAAGATGTTAATGAAGCAAAGCAGCGCAAACATCCCGTAAGTGATAGCGGGACGGACCATTGCCCGAGCGTTGATTACCCATGTGCTAGCCCCTTGCCCAATCGCTATGTCATGGGCGTACAGGGCTTGTTTCTCTTGTAACGCAGTCTGGGCCATTGTGACATCTGCCCCGATCTGAAGCTGGTCTGTCCTAATCTCCTCGACCCTAGCCTGAGCCTCAAACCCGGCTTTACGCATCTCAAGCTCCCGCTCAATCTGCATCTGGGCTAGTGCTATTTCATGCTTCTTGTCTGCCCGGTCTTGGAAGAACTCAAGGAACTTCGGCAGACCACCGGCTAAGAAAGACAACAGGGTTGTGAGCAACGTGATCATTTAGTTTTCCAAATAAAACGTCAGGTTCTTGTGCTTTGGATAGCTGACAATCTTCTCCCCCTCCGGGCACTTGTACTTGATCGTTGCTACCAAAGTAGCCTTCCCCGGCGCTACCGCTTCTTTAACGATCAGGTAGTAGGTAAACGTATCAACCTCCGGCCCCGCAGGACCGGCAAACCTAGCGTTCGATGGCACGGCTTCGTGGATCACCCCTGCGTTGTCCCGTATCAAGGGTACAAACGCTTCCACCGCACAATCATCCCGTTTCTTGATTCTGGCTACCGTTACCGGGATAGGATCGCCGATACGGGTGTCTTTGATGTGGAAATGATCTGGCGCCCACTCAATGATCGGCTTATCAAACAACCCAAACTTGTCACCAATCGTGTAACTGCCTCCTAGCGCAGCAACACTGGCTGCAACGGCAGCGATTGTTTTGTGCAGGTCAATCATGTCGGCCACGCATCGATGATGTATTTAACGATGTGATACAGGATCAAAGCACCTAGAAAGATGACAAAGGCAACCAGACCAATCTCTTTCCTGCGCTTAACGATCCGCTCGGCTTCCCTTTGTGCTGCCAACTCCGCAGCTTTCCTGCGTTGGACAATCGCATTTCGCTCTTGAATGATCGCGTCCCAAACATCTGCCTGCCCAGACCAGATAAGAAACTCTCTGAGTTCAGCTTCCATCTGCTGAATCTTCCGGGCGGCAATGACCGACTCCAGCGCCTCAGACATTGCCGACTTACCCTGATGCTTGGCGCGTTCTTCATTGGATGCTTTCTGGACTGCATCCCTCGCGTCAAACAACTGCATGAACTCTTGGAGGCATTCATTCGCATCTTTCCCAACTTGGATAGCGCGTTTGATACCCCCGACAGCAGCCTCCGCAGCGGCTAAGGCGACAGCGATCTCGATCATTAGTGGATCTTATCCACAAGCTACGCCTGTGAAAACTGCCAAGTTTGCGTCACACCAACATCTGAACTAAAAATTACTTGAGCTGTTTGAAAATACGACCAAGTAGCTGATGTCCCATAATAATTACCTCTATACATTGAGTTTATTTGATTAGAACCAACTTTAAGCCTCATTGTTATATTTGGAAAAACACTACTAGTAGTATATGACTCTACGTACGCATAATAAACAGAATTAATTGTATCATAGCCAGTAAACATGGCGGGGGATGTACCATCAAAGATTGTTCCAGTTATTGACCCCATATAACCAAGTATGTAACCATAACTTCTACCATCAAGAAAATCATAATAACCAGGAGTGATGGTGCCCATAAAGTTATATTTATTTCGCATAGCGTTCATATTGACGCTACCGGCATCCTGGTTAGCAAGAAATCTAACTTGCGAATCATTAAAACTAATTGCCGCTGTTGGACTCCTTCCTAATGCGGAATTAATATCTGACATTGAGATCGTGCCACTTGGTGTAAGCGCCATCACGACACCCTTACAAATAAGCCAGCGTACCATCTATATGCTTCGTGGACACTCAATTTAGACTCTACCTCGGATACCATGATATGCCTTTAAGAAACAGTCCAGAAATATATGTTTATTGTTTCAAAATCATATGATGAACCAGACCATCTGCTAACTTT